CCAAAAGGTGCCATATCGGATTCTAATTGATTTTGTGTTTCTGAATACATTTTTGCACGAATATTCATATCTGTTAATTCTTTGAAGTACGTTTGGTCACATGCCCAAGAAAACAATACTAAACACATCGCTAAATCGTCATTAGCACCCTCCTCAGCCTCGATTCGGTTTCCCTTTACAATAAATGTCGATAGTTCATTAATCATGTCAAAATCTTGAATAATTATCTTATCAGATTCTACAATTTGTTTTAAATTGGATGTTCCTAACTTCTTTACTGACTTAGTTGTACGCACACCTAATTGTGCTTTACCACCAGAATATCCACCCCCCATAATTTGTCCAGCACGGCCACGCATATAACACATAACAATATTGTCGTATTCTAAATCATAGTGTAAATTATTTGAAACTTGTTCACCTATGTCATTAACTTCTACTAAAACAAATGCATGATGATATGCTTTTGCAACTGTATTAATTTTATGTGGGAACATTAATGGTTTAATTTCATTGTCTTTAAATGTTGCAACAACTTTATATGGTATTTGTGATACATCAATAACTGCAAACGCAGAACTATCATTTTTTGTTCCTCTTGATACATCGCATGTTATAAAGTAAGTATGGTCCTTAATAGGATTCTCATATACTTTTAATCCAGCACTTTGTTGTATAGGTTCAATATATGAAAGTTGTCTAAGTTTTGAAGCATTGATAAGTGTATTGGCAGAACCTAAAAATTCACATTCAAATTCTGTTCTAAATTGTTGTTCACTTGTATTTTTAATTGTTTCTTCTTTCCACTTTTCATCTCTGCCTGGTACTTCACTCCAATGTACTTCAATCGGTATGTAAGTATTTCTTTTGTGTTCAGCATCATTCCATAATTTGTAAAACATATTCATACCATGTGGTGTAGATACAATTATAACTTTTGTATTCTTACCAGAAGATATTGTAGGATAAACAGAACTAAAAAAATCTTCAGCAACATTCGCTGGTACATAAGCAAATTCGTCTAAGAAAATAATATTATAAGAACCACCTCTAACAGCAGAAGCTGATGTAGATGATGCAAGAATTTTAGAACCATTTTCTAATTCTAAAGAACCTTTATTCCATGATAGTATTCCTTGTTGTAACCAAGTTGGAAGATTTTCATATGCAAGTTGTAATCTTCCTAATAAATCTCTAGCAGTTGCAGCTTTGTTAGCAAGTATAGCAATATTAACATTTGCATTAAATAACGCATAATGTAATAAGTAGGATATCATGATTGTTGATTTACCTGATTGTCTAGGTAACTTACAAATTGTAAATCTGTTATTATGAAAAGTACCAATCATTTCTTTTTGAAATGTATATGGTTTAAAAGGAATTAAACCTTCGTCTAAAGAAACAATTTGTATATAAGTTTGTACAAAGTATAGTGGGTCATCCATACACTTTTGATATTCTAATATTTGGTCTTTAGTCCACTCTTCAGGTATGTTTGCCTTTTTGAGATTAGGATTACCTAGATAACTTTCCATTAATCTTTTTTCTTTAACATCTTTTGTAATTCAGCAGTTGAACCAACAAACAAAGCATTCGTAACATTTTTAGGACCAGTTTCAGGTATCTCTTTTAACTTTTTCATTTTTGTTTGTAAGTCAACAAGTTTCTCTGTAACATCTGCAACGCTCTTTATTAAGTTTCCAGCAACTTCATATGCTCTTGGGTGTTCAGATTCTTGAGCAAGTTCTAAAATACCTTCAACAGCATCTTGTCCTCTTTCAATTAAGTTATAAAAATTTTCTCTTTGATACTTGTAATCTTTATCCATATCATCGTCAGACGATTCTAGTTTAGGTCTAGGTATTACTGCTTGTTTTTTAGTTTCTCTTTTAACATCATCAACAACACCTAATGCCTTATCGATTATATTTTCTACATTGTCTGTCATATTTGTATCTCATTCATAGTAGTTCTAGTACTTGTTTTTCCACCTCTTACACCACAATATTTTTTACAAATGTCTGGTGCATTTTCTGGGTTGTTTTTTAACATAATATGAAAGTCTTTCCATTCCTTCGAATTAATAACATCTTCCATACTATTAATATTACTTATATGAAACTTATCTTTAGTTAAATGAGGAAATGGTTTATTATCTGTTTGGAATCCCCAACAACATGGTAATAAGTTGCCCATATAATCCCAACCATATTCTTTACTACCATCAAGACACTTAGGATTAAAATCATTTTTTCTTTCTTTTTGTGTAAATGATACTTCAGGTTTTAAAGAAGAATCATCATCAAATCTTGAAGATTCAATAAGAATAAATTCCATATTATGTTTTACTGCCATTTGATAAGCTTCAAGTTGTGTATCTTCGTTATACTCAAATACAATATATTGCCATGCAACTCTTATTCCCACAGACTTTGCTAACTTCATCATTTCCCACAACTTTTCACCATCTTGGTTGATACGATACTTATGACTGTCTTTAGGAAATCCGTCTAAACCAAATACCCATTTTGCATTTAAGTTTGCATCAAAAGCTTTCTCGTAAAATTCTTTTGGTTGATGCGATGCGGCAGTAGATACTTCAACATCTATATTTTTATCTTTACACATTTTAAGCATATCGATAAAATCAGGATTAAATATTGGGTCAGATATTTGTCCACAAAATTGTACTCTTTCAAAGTAGTTTGAAATTTTATCAAACTCCTCTAATGTCATATCATTTTTTGGAATTGTTTTGTTATTCTTTTTATACCATGTTCTATCACACCCACTACATGCAAGTGTGCATCGAGAAGTAATATCTAGATTAACTGTTTTGTGTCTTGTCATAATAAAAATAAAATCAAAGTTACATTATTTGTCTTCGCCAGTTGCAGGGTCAAAGTTCTTTGAATCTTGAAAGAACGATACTGTTTCATTGAAACCAAAATCGTCATCTGCTTCAGCACTTGTTGGATTTGGTGTTACTGTTACCCTTTGAGTTCTAGAAGGTGCTTTATCTGGCATATCAGCATATTGGTCAACTTGTACAGATTTAATAACTTTACTAGAAGACACTGGGCCATAAAGATAGAATTTAGCAGTGAATGTTAAAGTATAAACAATTGCTCTTCTTTCTTCGTAATTACCTCTATAAGTATCTTCATAAGATATTGAATTTAAAATAATTGGAATATCTCTTTTTATTCCCATATCTTGCATATCATTTATTGTTACTGTATAGTCAGGTTGAAAGTATGGAAGTATTTGTTCAACCATTTGTAAAGCATCATCAGATTGTTTTGCCATAGCGTATAATTCAAAATCTAAATTATATGGCACAGGCATATATTGGGAATCTAATTGTTTTGTATTACTCGATTTAACTTTTTTAAATTGTTGGACACGATTTAATTTTCTTACAGGGTCATAGGCAATTGCACCAATTTCAAAACCAAGACGAGGTAAAGTAATTGCTACTTTAGAATCAAGATTTGCATCTTGGTCTAGTCTTGTTAAGAATTTTTGTTTTGGACCATATGCTAAAGGCACTTTCATTTTTTGCACAATAACACCATTGTTATCTTTTCTAACAATGTTGATGTCGTTGAAGATTGTACCGAATGTAACAACCATTCTTCTAATAGTTTCGTGATAAAATTGTGTTCCTAACATTATGTTCTCCCAGCATCACCGAATGGATTAGATTCGCTGAAGTCTAATATATTTTCGTCCTCTGCTTCAAAGAACTCATTTTGAGCAGTAGTATCAATTGACATGTCACCTACTATATAGTCTTCTTGAATGATGTAATTTGCATCACCTGTATCAGCAGAATTCTCAAGAAGAATACTTTCACCAATTGATGCTTCATCATTTTCGTGAACAACCACATCATCGTCTTCCATTAACAACGTGTCTGTATTTGATAAGTCAGTAAAAAATTCAAGAGCAATACTTTCGTTGTAAGCAGTGGTTGCTTCAAGTGTAACTTGATGTTGTAAAGCATCACCTGTAAGAGCATCTTCAATTGCATCAATATCTGCAATACCTGTATCGATAACTTCGCTTGAGTATTCAAACTGTTTGCATCTTAATTTGTAAACAGGGTTGTTATCTAATTGATGAAAGGGTTCATCATGGTCTACAAAAGAAATTTCAAATACTTTACTTAAAATTGGATGAAATATTAAATCACCTTCTTTTGGTCGATTAGCATATGTACTAGTTGATGCAGCCTCACCTCTTAAATATCCACTATCAAAAGATGCTGATAATATATTAGTTGTTGTTGATGTAATTGTACCAGATTCTAAAAGTATTGAACCTTCAGTTGTATTTGTTGCAGTTTCTAAATCCATTTGATTAGCAACGTCATCAAACCTTGTTCTACTTACAACAAATGTAATTTCGTTTCTATTTTCTAAACCAAATTGTTGAATTAATTCTTTCTCACCTTGATATCCACCATCTGCATCTTCAACATACATTTCAATAGTTTGTGATTTATTAAATTCTGATAAAGAATCTTCACCAAAAATATTATCTCTAGCTGTTAATGTTCTATCGATGTAATTAACATCATGACCATGAATCTGAATTGCTTCTTTAACTAAATTAGCATATAGATTTTGTTCGGCCTTAGTTGCCGATTGACCTGATGTTTTAAATGCACTGTTAACAGCCATTATTTCTATCCCTTAATTATCATATCAGGATATTGTAAGTTTTCAATATATGTCTCTAGTTTTTCTATTTCTTCTTGAGCCTGACTGAATATTTGTTCGCCATTCATTGTTACTCCACCAAGTAAAGTAACGTTTTGAAACTTTGATAAGTTCATACCCCATTGTTTTTTAATTAACGCTGAAGCATATCTTTTTAAATGCATGTTATTATAGATATCGGTATATGTATCTGGGTCTAGTTGTCTGTAACATTCAATGATAAGATAATCATCAACGTTAACATCGCCAGTCCAATCCATATCTAGATATAATCTTCCTTGATGTTCTGTAAATCTAATAGGTTTTTCACCAACTAATATGTGTGATAAATAATCAAGGTGTTGCATTGTCATTTCATAATGAACAATACTTGTTGAAGAAAAATCATACAAATCATTTAATCTTAATTGATAACGAATATCAAACATATTGTTTGTAGCCGCATTGTCAAATGAAAAAATGCTTAGTACAGAAACTATACTTGATGGCATAGGAATATAATTTCTTCCCTCTTCAAAAGTCGCTGTTACTGTGTTGTCTGCTCTATCAGTTGCAGTAGTGGTATCATTACTTAAAGCTCTTGTTCTATCTGCTTCTGTAATTTTATATTTAAGATACATCTTTTCAACACTATCATAATAGTAGTGAGCAAAGTATTGTATCGCTTCGTCTATTCTATCGTCAACTTGGTCGTCACTGACATTAATATCAATTACTCCAAAACCTAAGTTTCTTAAACAATAATTTTTGAATGTTGTCTTTGAATTTGGTGTTGCCATGTATTTTCCCTTTTAAGTATTTATCTAAATTGCGTTTTGGTACCCATCCCAAATCCAATATATCTGTTATATCTGCCGTATTATCTTGTCTTTCACCCACAAAACCAGATTCTAAGGGTATATTATGTAAGTATTTATCAACTAGCTCATTGACCTTTCTGCCTTTACCACTTGCAATTTCATAATTATGCTGTGACCATTCTGCGTAAAAGTCCTTACGATAGATGAATAATTTAATTGCATCTACGATATCTAATACATGTATAAAGTCTCTTGTATGCTCAGTCTTATACGCTAATGTACCATCAATCATTTTTTGAGTTAACATTGTAGGTCTACACCCTGGTCCAAAAACGTTTGTAAATCTTAATCCAATATGTTTACCTGTTGCCTTTGCCACAGATTCCATTGCCTTTTTTGAACCTGCATAAGGATTATTATACCATTCGTGTACATTTGAAGATGAAGCATAAACACATGGAATTTCAAGTTTTCCACATAATTGAAACAAGTTAATAGACCAATCTACATTTGTTTCATACCATTTATCTGGGTCATCCATTGATTTACGAACATCTGCTAATGCAGCCAGATGAACTACTCTATCAAATTGTGATAAGTAATCTTCTTTTATATTTTTAAAATTAAGGGGTGCTGGATTTCCCTCAAATGTTCTCAATAAATCCCACTCTGAAACTGAATGTTTATCTTTTTTTAATTCTCTTACTACATGTGAACCGATAAATCCACTTGAACCTGTAACCAATATTTTCATTGACAATACTCCATATATATGATACTAATACATACTATACAGATTTAGGTGATTAATGTCAAGGGCAATTTTTAGTTTATATATTGAAATACCAGACGAGGAACTCGATTTCTTCGATAAGGATATTATTAGAAAGGGTAAAACGCCAACTAATATTCATACCAAACAACAATTTCAAAAACACTATCAAAGACTAATAGATAACAAAAAACGCTATGCAGAGGCACTTGGTGTTAAGTTCTTTATGTATGAATATTCAACAGACTTCAAAGAGTATGCAAAACACTTTAAAGAGAATTATCCGTTTATCACAATGTATAACATTGTTAACAAATACAAGTTAGCATTAATGGAAAAACTTGTCAATAAGTACGATGAAGTTCTTTATCTAGACTTTGATGCTATACCTGTAACAAATGAAAACTTTTTTGATGTGTGGGATTTATCTAAAGGTATTGCAATTTTACATAACAATGATAAGATACGACCTACACATTATCATCTAGATGAAATTAAAGGTTCTATTCGTTCACCATCAGCAAAATACTTTAACGCAATGGCAATGTTAGAGGAAAATGGTTTGTCACCACAATGCGATGTAGTTAATACAGGCATCATTGGTTGTAATAAAGAACATTGGAATAAACTTAATTACTTTTCAGATTTAGATAAGTCATTTGAATTGATGCACTATTTAAGAAGTGATGAATATAAAAAGGATTCTATGTATCCAATAAATATAACGAATACATTTGGATATGATAACGAAACAATTTTCTCATATAAATTAAAAAAACAAAATGTGCCTGTTCAATGGTTAAATCACCAATGGCATTATTTTTATGATTATGAAATGCATATACCTAAAGAAACAAAGATAGTACACGCTATCAATAAGGAGTTTGATTATGTCTGGCGATATGAAAAAAAGATTAATTTTTAGTATGTACACAACATCTATTAATTTAGATGAAAGAAGTAATTCTGCAAGAATTGGTGGTGCTGGAAATATGTTTGAAAAACATTTTGAAAGACTTGTACAGGGTCACAAAGCATTAGCAGAAATGTGGGATGCTGATTATATTTTAGATAGACCTAGTCAAACCGATTCTGTTAAAGAATTCGATAAACTTACAATGTGGAAACTTTTTAAATTAGAAGAGTATGTTGAACAATACGAACAAGTTCTATATCTTGATTTGGATGTTATTCCTAATCTAAAAAATATAAAGAAGAATATGTTTGAAGAGTTTGATTTTACAAAAATTGTTTCGGGGTGTAATGACACACATGATTTAGCATTATTTAAAAATGTTCATGAAATGAGAGATAAAGATAATTGGTATAAATCTCTTGACAAGTATCATTGGTCAGTCAAAACAAAAATGTTTCATCATATGTTACTATCACAATTAATTGAACCTAAGTTCTATCGTATGATTAATACTGGTATATGGGGTGGAAGTAAAACTGCTACTAATAAATTAAAATTTAGTAAAAGATTTGATGAATGTAAAGAAGTCCTTGACGAAATCAAAGACATGGATAATCGATACTTCTACAATAACGAAGTTTTTATTTCTTACATTTTGGAAAAATACAAACTAGAAGATAACTTTGATTTAGTACCAGACCACTGGCATCGTTTCTTTCTTAATGACAGTAGTTATGATTCATGCAAAACAGCATGTCTTATACATGTTATGAACAAAGACTTTGAGGGTGTCTTTAAAGCTATAGATTCTTAATATCTAAAAGAGTTTGTAAAATTTCAACGGGGTCTTTTGCTTTTCTTAATTTAGATTTCAATTCTCTATCTTCACAATTTTTAACAACATCTAGTTCAAAGGCTGCAAGTTTAACAATAAACAAATCTTCTTTTTGTTTCTCTGCGTTAAACTCTTCAAAGAAAAGTTTTAAACCATAGGAATAAAATTTTGTATCTACTTTAGATGATTGAGTTTCACTATCATAATACGCAATAGGGTCAATTAATAAACCCATTTCTTTTCCAACACGAACAGCATACTCTTTAAAATGTCTTTCTTCTCGTTTAATTCTTTTGTATGTGTTTTCGTGCATCGTGTCTAAATCAGTAAGTGTCAAAAGTTTTTGTGTGTACTTATCATCCTCATTCCAATTAAAGTTAATTTCAGTTTCTTTACCAGTTTCTTCTATTGTGTAATAAACTCTTACATGAGTTCTTTCATCATTGGTAAACTCAGCACGAATAAAATTATCTTTTTGCCAAAGACAAAAAATTGTATCTTTATCATCTGTCCAATGAACAGGTTCTAAATATTCTGACATAGGTGTCTGGTCTGTTGCTGGAAGTGGTTTAGTATCTAGGGGAATGTTTTTTAGTTCAGTCATAATATAATCTCCAAAAATTATTTAATAGTTAAGAACGAAGTGCCTTAAAGGTAAAAGTTGAAATAGTTGCAGCAGAACCGTTAGGAAATTTCTGTGAACGATAATCATCACCGCCAACAAATCTATTTGTTTCTGTACCTGAACCATCAAGTTTTGTATCAGTCATTGCCGTTCCTTTTGCAACACCTGAACCATTTATATTGTAATCAATATTATGGTCTGCAGCTACAGCATCATCAACTGCTAGTTTTCTAGTGTAGTTTTGTAGTAACGCTTCGATGTCTGCTTCTGCAAATTGATTTAAGTTTTTATTTGTATTATCGATAAACAACAATGTTCTCGCAGGTGTGTTATCAACACCATCTCTTTTAAAAAGAAAGAAGCTGTTTATTATTTCATTGTGTGTTTGAGCAGTACCAGCTGTACCTATAGAACCCTCTGCATATTCAGAGACATCAGCTCTTGTATCAATAAAAACAGCAGTAGAAGAAATTAGTGTATGATTACTCAATGAATCTGCATTGTGAATTGTGAACATTCCTCCATAATCACCTGCTGTTCCTTCACTGGCAGCAGTCATAAGAACTAATGCTGGTTTAATAAAAGTATCAACAAAGTCTGCTTCTGTCATAGACCGAATCGCTCCAGCAGAGTTATCCCAATAAACAGGAAATGCCACACTATTAGTATCTCCAGCCGCACTTACAGAAGCCTTTGTTTGTGATATCTTATCAAAATTAGTTGTGGTTGTTTGTAAAGCACCAGAGCCAGGGTGGGAAGAATTTTGAACTACGGCTGCTGAAGCAAAAAGTCTTGTATCATCCATTGATGGTGAAATATTACCACTACCAGAAACCTGTGAACATGTCACAGATGGGTCTGCGGCATATCGGAATATCGCTTGTTTTACATACTCTAATACTTCACCTGCAGAAGTCTCAATAAGACTGTTACTGCCATCGTAGTATAAAGGGGCTCTTACTGTCATTTCATAATCTCCTAATAATTATTAACATAATACATTTATATATGTACTTTGTCAACCATTAAATTGCGGCGTGTCCGTTAACTGTTTTTAGTGTTGTGCCACCAGAGTTCTTAATTAAAAGAATACTATCTGGTGTTGCGTGGAACTTACCTGTTGAACCAACAATCTTTGCTTTCTCTACAGCAGTTTCTGAATTACCTGCTCTGAATGATATTTTAGTTGCGTTAGATGATGCACTAAAGTCTCCTTCAGCCATCGCTACGATAGCTGCGGCCACTGTAATAGCATCGGTACCTGCACCCTCGTCAGGTGCTTGGAAGAAGATTCCACCAAGTTCATCGTTTGCGGCAACATCAGTATCACCTGATTGTAAAGTAATAGTTGCAGACGAACCGTCAGCAGTTGCTAAATCTTTGAGAATTAACTTACCAGTTGATGTCATAGTTAGTATTCCACCATCTGTACCTGCGGCAGCAGATTTACCTGTTGCGAATATCATAGAAGCAGCGTTATTATCAGCTGCAAAGTCACCTTCGGAAACAACTTTAATTGTACCTGCGGCTAATAAAGCATCAGTACCTGCACCTTCAGCAGGTGCCTTAAAGTCAATTTGTCCTAACACATCATCTGCGGCAATATCGTTATCACCTGCGGCAAGTGTTACTAATGGTGTAGAGTTATCTGCTGTTGCTGGAACAGAAATCGTAAGACCTGAATCAGCGACATGTGTTATTGTTACGTCTGAGTTAGCACCTAACTTAATTACAGAAGCATCTGAACCTAAGATTAAGTCATCGCCTACTGTGAAGTCACCATTTGTTGTTAAACCTGTATCTGCTACGTGAGTAATATTAATATCTGAATCAGCACCAAATTTTATTATTGCTGCATCAGATAATAGTAAAAGGTCATCACCTATAACTGCATCTAAAGCAACTGATAATCCACCATCAGTTTGTAGTGAACCATCGGTTGTACTTGTTGCAGCAGTTGTATCGTCTGTTTTTAGTATTCCACTAAATGTACCTGTTGTAGCTGTTAATCCAGCAGTAACTGCTAATGCACCTGCAGAACTTAAAGTCATTTTTGTTGCAGCTGCTTCGGAAGCACCAACCATAAAGTCAATGGCAGTAGCATTAGCATCAGCCGCAAAGTCACCCTCAGAACGAGCTTGAATAGCTGCGGCAACTAATACTGCATCTGTTCCTGTTCCTTCATCTGGTGCCTGAAAGGCAATTTTACCTAGAACGTCATTGGCAGCGATATCAGTTTCACCTGATTGTAAGGTTAAAACAAATGGATTGTCGTCACCTGTTGCTTTTGATTTTATTAATAAACCATCATCAGGGTCGTGTGTTACTATAACGTCTTGGTCATTACCAAATTGAATAGTAGCACCATCGGCTAAAAATAAATCTGAAAATTCTTTTGTTGCAGAACCCAATGTTGTACCGTCAGCGCTTGTTGGTAATATTGATGTTCCGAATGTACCTGTATTAATAACAGGTGAAGTTAATGTTTTGTTTGTAAGGGTTTGTGTTGCTCCAAGAGATACACTTGTAAATCCGCCTCCAGTGCTACCATCATGAATTCTCAACGTGTCTAACGTTGTATCATAGGTTATTTCACCGACTGCGCCTGTAAATGAATCATTCTGTGAAGTTGTACCCCTTCTATGTTGTAGTACCGTTGGCATTTAAAATTCTCCTAGTCTTCCTTTTCGTTAATATAATTATTTATACAATTTAGACACTGGTGTTTGCACCTAAATCTTGTTCAGCAGTAGAACCTTTAGGTTCATTCATATCGTATAAATTATTTGCTGTTGAAAATCCAAAGGCGTCAACGGCGCCTGTTGTTAAGTCTCCTAAATCAAAATCGACCTCACTTGTTGGTAGTTGTGTTAATGTAGAGTTCGTAAATCCTAAATCGGCAGTAAAAGCAACGGTGCCACTTTCGTTTTTAAATGTAATTGTCCTATCTGCTGTAGGGTTTGATACAACAAATGTTGTTTCAGCATTGTCATCGGATGTACCTTCAAAAGACATCCTATCACTTTTTAGATTTAAAACTGATGGTTCAACTGTCGTAAGTTCTAAAGAACCTGTAATTGATAGTTCGCCCACAGAAATATTTGAGGCAGAAACTGTTCCGAAATTTAATGTTCCACTTTCTAGAGCAGAAACATCTGTAACTAGATTATTGAATTGACTTCTCAACTGTTCTAGAGTATTTGTGTTTGATACTTGTTGTGCGTTTATAGCCATAACTTAAACTCTCTTTGTCTCTATAATTAATTGTGTTGTTTTTATGTCCATTTTATATTATTTATACAACTTTATGCGCCAGTTTTTTCTGTCAGTTGTTGTAGTAAGTGTTTAATCTCATGCATTTCGCATTTAAGATTATTTATTTGTCTAGTGGCGTCTCTTAATTCATCATTTCTTTTTTGTGCATTTTGTGAAGCAATTCGTGCTTTTAAATATGCAGACTTACTTGTGTTTAAAATAGCGCCAGATTCTAAATCCCTTACTAATTCAGAATGTCCTTCTACTTTAACAAGTGTTTTCATTATGTTGCCAATGCAAGTAATCTCAAGTCTCTTATTCTTGGAGGCTGAGCAGCATTAGTTCCTTGTCCTACTATTTTAATTGCAAACTGAATAAATTCAGGTAGTGGCGTTCCGATACCATCATCAGTAACACCTGCTGTGTAAACGTATTCTTGGAAATCGTTATCATCAAGAGATGACCCTATGGCAATATCAGTTGTACCAGTTGAGTTAAAGAATGTATAACCCAATTCATCAAAATCAGAAGCATCATCAGTTCTTAAAATTTTAAACATTGATTTAATTTCAGCACTTTGTTGTTTGTGTGCTGAGAAGATTAACTTAATAGCAGTTGCTGGATTTTCCAATGCAACTTTCTTTGTAATATAAATGAATGCGTTTTGGTCACCGCTAGGTTGTGTTGAATCTTTGTAATTAGTTGTAGGGAAGACATCAGATGAACTATCAATGTTATTAATTCTATTTGCGACAGCAATAAATGATGCACGACCTAAATCAATTATAGGTGTGATATCTGAATTTTGACTTGTTAGTGTTAATGGAATGAATAATGATTTGATACCAGCAAGTTCATTTGTTTCATTTATATCAGATGCGATTATACTTGTTGTTGATTTATTAAAGTTTTCATTGAAAGGAATGGAAATCGCATTACCTAGTGTTCTTGTTGAGAATGATGTCTCTGTACCACTTGGTGATGTACCTGTAGTGTCTCTTAATGTAGATGCAATTTTTGTATTACCTAGTTCAAGAGAACCAATAATTGTTTTAGCAGTTTCGTATCGATAGTTTTCTGAAGCATATATATTTATTCCACCAACTTCAGCAGTTGTAGAACCACCCGAAACAGTTGGAGCATTTGTAAGAGTAACAGTATAAGAATCTATTCCTATGTTTGCTATTGCAGTATGAATTTTGTTAATTTCTACAAGTGACGTACCTAAGATTTGATAGAGTTCAATTGTTGCGTTTGCGTCATGTATTGCAGCTGTTGAACCACTAGTACCTCTTGTAAGTGAAGATACTGTGCCTGAACTATTTGAACCTGTAATAATTTCATTTCCAATTTTAAGAGTTATTGCTCCAGCTGGGAAGTTTGTATTAGAAGTTAAAACTAATGAAGTTCCAGCCGCAGTTATACCTGCACTTAGTGTTGTACTAATACCTGAACTAACACCCGTAATTCTTACATTATTTGCAGTTGAATACATACCATGGTCGATATGTTTTACTTTTAGTACAGTTGAACTATTTGTCATAGTTAATGGATTAGCTGTTAATCTCTTTCCATACACAGTTGTACCCAATTCATTTGTTACTGCATCACCAATAATATCATTTTGTAAAGTTAAGTTACCTGCGGCAGTTGTATCAAATACTGCTTTGTTTAAAGTAAATTTTAAATCCTCTGATTGAGAAGCAGTCCAAGCAGTATTGTTTTGTGATTTAAACAATACCCCTAAATGTGGTTGTTTTGATACTACTCTTAATCCACCAATATCAGTTTCACCCATTCTTGAAATCCAAATTTTAGGTTGAATAGTATGAGCCCTAACAACAATACAATATTCTGTTCCACCCTTAACATAGATAGGTGAATCAAACGTAAATGTTGTTGCTGTTGAAGCATCAGTTGATACATTAATTTCTGAAGGTTTTAAAACTTTTCTGCCAAATGGAAGAATTTTAGGACCGGGATATCCATTAATAACATTTCTTAATTCAATCCAAATTGGACCATCATTATCTCTTGTTTCAAAATAAAGGTCAACTGAAGTTAAAAAACAACCATCTGGGTCTTCTACTAAAAATGTTTGTGCAAGAGGGTCAATCTTTTCACCTCTCTCTATAGCAGCTGCTCTTAGGGCCTCTCTTCTTTCTTTACCATCACTATTATCTCTTTGAGCAGTTTGACTGATAATTCTAGCAGAGGTATCAAGAACGGAAGTAGTTTGAGTAACATCTGTTTGTACAACTTTTGCGTTTCTTGTTGCAATAATTGTTTCTTGCTCTGTTTCTAATATTCCTTTTGCAGAATATATTACTGAACCAGAAGTTATTGGTAATGGACTAACTAAATTTGTTGCACTTGCTGTAATTTTAAATTCTAACTCACCAGTTTTAAATTTAGGAATATTTTCTTGACCTTTAAATTTATAGTCAGGAATTGCAAAGGTTCCGTTAACATCACCAAGACCATCTGTAACAAGTTGAATACCTGCGGCTGGTGTAACAGCACCTTCGGTATATGTAGATGATTCTGCTGTAACATAAGCGTTAACATCGGTACCATCAAAAAATACATAAACTTTTGTATTAGGATAAAAACCTTCACCTGTAAATGTAATTGTTCTAGGTCTTACCCATGGTATAAGTGCTTTTGCAATAATTCTTGTACCTGAAGATTCTTCATCAATTTGTTCTATAACATTTGTTGCAATACCAGAACGAGTTAAATCGGAACGAGTTGTTTGAATTGCTCTTGTAATTATTCTATTACCTTGACGAGTAGTTTCTTGTCTTGATGCAATAACACCAGACCACTGAGTTTCCCAAGCATTCCAAAGTGTACCAATTCTATTTTCATTAGCAGCTAAAACTGAATCAAAGTTTCCGTCCACATTAATAATTAAATCGGGTGCAGTTTCAGTCTCAAACCACTCATCACCTTCTGGTGATAGTTTAATCATGCCTACCCAGTTTGGAACATAAACAGGTTGTATTCTTTCAACTCTTGTTGCATATGGATTTTCTGAATGCATTGTAGATGTATATGGAAGTGTTAATAAGTCACCTGTTTTTGCGTATCCTAAAGCAGCTCTTTCTGTATCAGTTGAAACAGTTTCTATAAGGCCTGCGGCTCTCATAACACACTTTGGTCTTAATTCTTTAAACTGTTGGTCTATTGCATTTTTATAATCTGTATTTTTAACATCACCTACTCTGTGACCTGAAAAGTTATCTACTACAAAACCAGATTTAAATCTGTTTAATCCATTTGCATCTGTAATTTCAAATGATTCGGCATCTCTTTCAAGTAAAGATAAGTTTGTATAATACTCAAGGTTTTGAATTCTGTTCTGTAATTTACCAATATCCTTCATAGTAAATCTTTGATTTCTTTCTCTTGAAATTTGAATATCAGTAGGTCTAAATGTAAAGGCAGGTATAAATGCACTTGCAAGTTTCATTGCTCCGTCAATTTGTT